GAGGCGACAGGACGTTCCTCCAGGTAAGGGCGGTAAGGGTAGTAAGGCCCTTACTAGGCCCTAAAGAATTTACTTGCCAAGCCCCGGCAATGTGTGGTAGCCAAGCCCAACCGTAAATAGAGCTAGCGTTCCTGGCCCGGCTGTGGTATGCCTACACATCAGGTTCACTTATGCCAGCCACTCGACGTCAACGGCTCGACGATGCGGAAGCCCTTGCACGTGAGATTGTCGAAGACATCGAATACAAAAAGAACCTGAAGATCCGCGCGATCGCTGGTGTGCTGCCTCCCGCAGTCGAGAACATGTTGTGGGCGTACGCGTATACCAAGCCACCGGATCGTATGGAAATCAGTACCGATCGTCCAAACCTGAAAGACCTCACACCAGAACAGCTAACGGATCGGTATAAGAGAGTCATCAAGTTTGCCCTGTCTGAAGATGAAGCCCGTGAAGCTGCACGCGATGTCGTGAACGTGCTCCGGGTTGATCAACAGCAGGAACAAGAGCGTGCGGCGGCTCCACCGAAGGTGCACTTTGCGGACTTCGGCGGAAAGAGTGCTTCCTAAGTAATCCCCTGATTGTGTGTCTAAGGTGAGCGTATGTTTGTGGATGGGGAACGTGTGTCTCTATGCACGATTACGTATCACCTGTTGAAGAACTCGAAGCCATAGAAGCGGAGCTATGCCGCAGACGATTACGCGCGTTTATTGAATACGCGTGGCCGTTCGTTGAACCGAAAGCTCCATTCGTTCCGAACTGGCATATCGACGTCCTGTGCGACCTCCTCGAATCTGTCACCGCGGGCACCACTAAGCGCGTCATTATTAACGTTCCACCGGGCAGTATGAAGTCGCTGCTCGTGTCCGTGTTGTGGCCTGCGTGGGAATGGGCGAACGATCCTACCTTACGCTACCTGACAGCTTCCTATTCCGCAGCCCTATCTATTAGGGATAACCTTCGGCTTCGTGACATCGTGACGTCTGACTGGTATCAAAAGAACTTCAAGATACGGTTGGATGATGCGCAAGCCGCAAAGCAACGCTTCAATACCACGGAAGGTGGATGGCGCATCGCTACGTCTGTGAACGGGCTTGGCACAGGTGAGCATCCGGACCGCATTATCATAGACGACCCAATTAGCGCAGACCAAGCTCGCAGTGATGCGGAGCGTAAGGCGGCGAACGATTGGTTTGACCGCACCATCAGTACACGCGTGTCCCGCAATCCTGCCATCCTGGTCATTATGCAGCGATTGCATCAGGATGATCTGTCCGGCCACCTTCTCGAGAACGGTGGTTATGAACACGTGTGTTTCCTCATGCGTTATCAGACGCATAAGGAAGCTGACCAGGATTGGAAGCCCGACCCGCGGGATCCGCGTCGTAAGGCAGGCGAACTGTTCTGGCCTGACCATTTCCCTGAACAGAAGGTTCGCGAACTGGAGCGTGACCTTGGTCCATTCGGGGCCGCGGGCCAGCTACAGCAACAGCCTGTCCCAGAAGGTGGAGGACTGTTCAAGCGTGAATGGTTTCAGACCGTGGACGCTGTGCCTGCGAAGGCGATCCGTGCGCGTGGGTGGGATACTGCGGGCACCGAAGGTGCAGGCGACTGGACTGTAGGCACCAAGATCGCAACGCTGGACGGCATCTTCTACATTGAGGATGTGGTGCGCGGGCAGCTTGGCCCGCATGCAGTGGATCAACTCATGAAGAGCACCGCACAAGCGGATGGCCCGACGTGCATGCAGCGTGAGGAAAAGGAAGGTGGTTCTGCTGGCCTCACCGTGGTGGAAGTGCGCACCAAGACCTTGGTTGGGCATGACTATTCCGGCGTCCCTATTTCCGGTGATAAGGTGACACGGGCCAAGCCTTTCCGGTCACAGTGTGAAGCGGGTAACGTGAAGATCGTCGCGGGTCCATGGAACAAGATCTACCTCGACGAACTGACCGTGTTCCCGATGGGTAAGCACGATGACCAAGTGGACGCGTCCAGTTGCGCGTTCAATGCCTTGCTCTTAGAGATCAAACAGATGGTGGAACTGACATGGTAGGAGTGACAAAGATGCGACGAATACTGCCGCTTGTGTGTGGCGTCCTGTTGTGTGCGTCCGTAAGTTACGCACAGAACCCATGCACCGCCGCACTGTCCACAGGTGTGGTGGTCTCAGCGAATAGTGAGATCTTCGCCACGTTGATTAACCACACGACCGTTGTGTCCGGTATTGCGATCGTGGACACATATCTCTTCGGCATCTACCCGGCCAGCATGGATGCCACGCTGCCGAACTTTTCTCCGCCGACACAGGTGGCCGTCCCGAAGGCGTCCTGGGCGTTGGTGGCTGGAACGCCAGATTGCTACCACGTGAAGATCGCAGAGTTGATGCAGATTCCCGTTAACATCGATCAACGTGGTGTGCTGAAGGCACGACGCACCACGACCAGCCCTGCGGACTCCGCATGGAGCGTGCCCACCAACCCTTTCGTTCGGTTGGGTCCACCGGCTGTACCTACAGGGGTCAGAGTTACGCCGTAGACGCGCAGATTACCATTCGCGCGCGGAAAGGTGAATTGCAGAAGGTGCAAGCCGAATTAGTGGCGGGTGGCTTTAAGGTCCAAAGCCTGACGCCTGTCGGCGGAAGTGGGCAGTACAACATCGTTGCAATATGTGTAGGCCGATGAAGTTCCTCTTGCTCGCTTTGCTCGCTCTCGCGGTCCCGGCCAGCGCGCAAACAAACGAGTGCGCCCAGACGTGGACGTTCGACGGCAACTGGCACACGCTTCGCAACGGGGAAGACGTAGGTGGCATCGGGCATTCCACGACACCATACTATCGCTGTGTGAACGCGATGGACATCTACGTGGTCGGGCAAGATGGCGCTACGTGGTTCAAGTTCCTGGGTGGAAATTCGTGGGCACTGTATGGACCGGATCCGGGTGGTGTGCAATTCCTCGGAACACTGACACCGCCGGAACCGATTGTGGTGGGTGCACCATTCAAGATCACGTGGGATCATTACCAAGGCTGCATGTCCTCGACGGGTGGAACGATCTCCCAATGCACCACGGGATATCATATCTATGTGGACGACGTGAAACTGCCTGCGGATGTTCCTGCGTCTGCGTGGGTGGATGGCGTGGTGACGTCCGGTGATATGACGCTTGGAACCGTGGGGAACCACACCATTAACGTGTCTGCGTTCAATTCGGATGGGGAAACGAAAAGCCCGTCACCACTGATCGTGACGGTCGGCCCACCACCCGCATTAGCCGCGCCAGCCATGCCCACCGGAGTGCGCGTGCAATGACGCGCATCGCAACGCTCCTGCTTCTCCTGTCCTTCACTGTGTCCGCACAGGGCACGATCCCTGTGGTTCCAGGAGCGTTCGGCTTTGGTATTACGACGCGGGCCGCGTACGGTGGGTCCGCTGCACCGCCTGTCCTTCGCGTGCAGAATCTGAATCCCACAGGCGCGGGATCCTTGCGGGCTGCACTCGAAGCTCCCGGCCCGCGCATCGTGATCTTCGAGACATCTGGCACGATCGATCTGCAGGAACAGAACATCGACGTATTGAACCCGTATCTGACGATCGCGGGACAGACCGCGCCGCCTCCGGGCATCACTATTCGTGGCGGAGGGATCAACTTCTGGACGCACGATGTGCTTGTGCAGCACCTACGGATTCGGCCGGGTGATGGTGGCCCGGTTCTCCCGCCGACGGCTGACCATGATGCGACGTATGTGTATGGACCGAACGCAGAAAAGCCACACCACATCTTCTACGATCACTGTTCCTTCTCGTGGACTGGCGGAAAGCTGCTAATTGTTGCCTCGAATCATGCGACGGACGCGCAGATTGGAATCTGGCGCAGCACGTTCTCCGAGGCGTTGTATTGGGCCAAGAATATCGAGCAGGGTTCCAGGCCACAAGGACAGGTCGGCTCGCTGGCCGTTCTTATTGGGCACAGCCCGAATACATCAATCATCCAGAGTTTGTTCGCGCATAACGCGGACCGGAACCCAGAGATCCACGAAGCCGCGCCGACCTATCTCGCGAACAACGTTGTTTACGATTGGGGTGGCGACGAGAACGGGTATCCGTGGGCCACGTTCTTCTACGTCGATAACTTTCTTGGTGAGATGCTGCCCACCACTGCCACGATTGTGAACAACGTCTACATTGCCGGACCGAGTGCCATCGCGAAGAATCAGCCACTTTACGCCATTGGTTATTGGACCGGATGGCCCGGTTCCCGTGTGCACGTTTCGGGAAATGTGTTCGTGGGAGTTCGGGAGTTTGATATCCGGCCGGAAGTCTCCGATCCTCGCGTGCCCGCACCGCCGGTCTCGGTGTCCGGGTTCGTGCCTTTGGTGGGGACCGCGGTGGAAGCCTTCGTTCTTGCGAACGCGGGCGCGCGACCCGCGGATCGAGACGCGGTGGACCAGCGAATCGCGAACGAAGTGCGCACGCGCACCGGACGGATGATCTCTTCTCAAACGCAGGTCGGCGGGTGGCCCACGCTTTCGGCCAACGTTCGCACGTTGGTCCTTCCGGTGAACCCGCACTTGGTGTCTCCCTCGGGATACACGAATTTAGAACTGTGGCTGCACGACTACGCGCGACAGATCGAGAGTTCTACGCCAGTGCCTCCTACTCCGTTGCTATCGTCGCCGTCGAGGATACGGGTCCTATGACGCGGTTCGCATGGCAGTCGCGCGGGCGTGGGCTGTCTGGGAAGGTACAAACGTGGCGACCGTGGAGCACGGGTGCCGTGGTGCGGGAGATCTTGCAAGAAGCCCACGAGCCAATGACGCTGAAAGAACTGTATCGTGTTGCGTTAGCGCGCGGTGTAACGTCGGACTTCAAGCGGTTCTCGCAATGCGTGGCGGATGCGGTGCACAACGGACGGGTGCGAAAGATTCGGTTTGAGGCCAAGTATGGACTTCCGAATTAACGCGTCCGCCATCGAGGAGTTCCGTGGACGGTTGCTTCGCCTTGCGGAGCATCCGCATTTGGCCCGGTGGTTCTGGTCCCGTGGCCTGACGCCGCCAGAAGTGGAACTCGTGCGGGACGTGCTTGGCTATGTGGCTGCGGACTTGAAGCACGAACTGGAAGTGGCTCGACAGGATGAGATCATTGCACGGCAAAGCGCGTTGAAGGCGGTCGGGTAATGGCGTTCCGCTGCTACTTTGTTCCGAAGGTGGGAACGGGCACCGAGGAAGATCCCTTTCGCGCAGCTTATGTGGATGGTTTGTGGATGCCCGGATTCTGCGAATACGGGAAGGAGCCGTGGGCGTTCGTCGTGGTAGACGTCTCTCCGGCGCAGCACAGCGCGATTATCGCAAACGCGGATGCGATAGCGGTGCCACAGGACATCGACGATCAGATTGGCGCGAACCTGGGAACGGTGCAAACAAAGCTGGAAGTGATGAACATCCCATCCGGTTGGGTGAATGCCGGGATGACGTATCGCTTTGTCGTGCGCATGATCTTGTATCTCTTCGTGTTGATGCAGGATTTTAAGCGATTGGACGTGCTCGCGGCCCGGTTCTTTGCGTCCGGCTTAACGTTGAACAATACGGTGGCCGACATTCCGGTGGCCGTGCGTCAGCGGTTGATTGCTGCGGCGCAATCACGCGGACTCGATACGTCGTCGATTACGCTTGCGACCACGATAAGAGTCGCACTGTTCACGCTCATTCAGCAGTATCGCTTTCCATTGCAACTGGGAGCGATCCCGCTATGAGCGTGGGTTCCGCCTTCGTTCGCGACACGTTCACCGACACTGCTGGTGATGACGTGGTCACGCAGCATACGGGAGAGGTGGGTGGGACGTGGGCCGCGCAGCCGGGCGGAAGCGGTGGAGAAGCCCTTGCGATTAGCACGCCCACAGGTGGGCCAAGCGGCACCGCGGTCACGGTCAGCGGTACGTTCGGGCAGATGTATACGTCCGGCGAACCGGAAGGGCCGAACTATGACGTGGATGCGGACTTCATCTTCCTTTCGTTGATCTTTGCGTTTGGCCTCGATGCACGAATGAACACGGGAGCGAACGATTCGTATCGCTGTGGTGTAATCTCTGGAACCGGAGCCATCCAACTTCGGCAAGTAGTGGGTGGAGTGCAGACCACGATCGGTACAACAGCGGACGGCTACGTGGTCGCGCCAAGCCAGCGACACTTCAAGTTAGGCGTGCGGAACATCGAGAAGACACTACACGTGGATGGCGTCCTTGCCATTTACGTTATTGACACGGTGATTGCCGGTCCGGGCCGCGCGGGCGTGAACTTCGGAAACAATACGCCGGACGATAACGCCGGAACGCACATTGACAACTTTATCGCAACGAACTTCCTTCCAGAAGCACCTATTCAGATGCGTGACAAAGTGAAGTCCATGCGACCCGCGGCTTTCTCTCCAGGAATAGGACGATGAGACCAGATTACGTGCCGTTTACGTCCATTCAGCGCGACGCGCTGATCGCGATGTCTTTGAATCGCCCGCAGCGAAACATCCATGGGGACCTTGGCCCGCGGTGCCCGACGTGCTCCGGACTCGGCTCCTATCTCCGCTTAGGTGGAGGCGAGCAGGGCGTCACGAAGAGCACGACGCGCTGTGGGTGCGATGGTTCTGGCGTGGACCTTGTGCGGCTGGAACGGGAGGATCGGGAGATCCTGTGGAAGCGAATTCTGAAGCTGGAATCGAAGTTCGGACTTGATGTCCAGTCGAAGAGCAGGCATCCAAAGATCAAAATGTCGCGGCAGTATTGGATGGAATGCATTGCGTGGGCGACCACGGACGGTGCAGCCATTGCCAGTTCGACGACTGAGACGATCCTCTTCCCGAACGTGACGATTCCAGCCGGGTACATGGCGGACGGCCGTATCCTTCGGCTCTTTGCGAACGGCAAGTATTCAACGCTCGGTTCGGGCACGGTGTCGCACGTCTATCAGGTTCGGTGGGGTGGCGTCGCCGGAACGTTGATTTGCAAGACGGGCACGGTAACACTGCTCATTTCGATGACCAACGCGCTGTTCGAGATCGAAGTCGAACTCCAGACGCGGAGCAACGGCTCCACCGGAACGGTGATGGGGAACGGGAAGGCGGTCGCCTTTGGTGGCACCGCGCCAACGATTGGAAGTGCGACAGGTGCACCCGCCGTGTCACCAATGACGAACGGTGGGCAGACGGTGCCCGCCGCGGCAACGCTGGATTTGACGGCAGATACGGCGCTGTCTATTACGTTGACGCACGGCGCGAATAGCGGGTCGAACACGGCGACCGGATTGCAGTATTCCATTGAGTCGAAGAACTAATGTCGCTGAAGAATCAGGTTCCGAAGAAGACCATCAAGGTCGGTAATGGCATGAGCCGTTCGGGATGAGTGACCGTGCCATCGTTGAACTGACGGCGCTGTTGACGCCAGCACTGGAGGACTTGCTTCTCACGGTGGATGATCCGGCCGGAACGCCGGTGACGAAGAAGATGGCGCTCAGCGCCTTTGCTCCGCTTACGATCTCGAATGTGGTCGTGCAAGTGAAGACCGTAGGAAGCGGCACTTACACACCCACCGCGGGCATGAAGAAGGTGCTCGCGATCGCGGTTGGCAGTGGTGGCGGTGGAGCAGGCGGCATTAATACGGATTCTGCGGGTGGTGGGGGTGGTGGCGGAGGAACGGTTATCCGGCTGATGACCGCCGCGCAAATCGGCGTCTCAAAAGCGTATGTGGTTGGCGCGGGTGGTGCGGCCACGAGTAACGGGAACGCGACGACGCTCGATACGGCCGGAGCCCTGATGAATGCGGGCGGAGGACAAGCGGGTGTCGCGGGTGCCACGTTCTCAGTCATCGGTGTAGGAGTGGCAGGTGGAGCCGGTGGGACCGCAGCGAACGGCGACTTGAATATTCCAGGATCTCCCGGAGGACGTGGCGTGATCTATAGCGGCGCAGATGGCGAAAGCGGTGCGGGTGGCCGTTCCGCATTCGGCTTCGGTGGAGCCGGGCAAATCACGAACGTGGCCGGTGTCGTGGGACAAGCGTATGGTGGAGGCGGTTCGGGTGCACACGCATCCGCGGCCACAGATCGCACGGGCGCGGCGGGAGCGGACGGCATTCTCTATTTCCTCGAGTTCCTCGGATAATGGCAGACCAGAAGATTACCGCGCTGACCGCACTAACTAGTCCGACGACGGATGATCTCACCGTCGTGGTGGATGATCCATCTGGAACGCCCATTACAAAGAAGCTGACGCTCGCGAACCTTCTTACGCTGTTCGTGTCGAACGTGGTCGTGCAAGTGCTTACGAGCGCGAGCGCGACGTATACGCCCACGGCGTTGATGAAGAAGGCGTTGGTCATCGCTGTGGGTCCGGGTGGAAACGGCGCGGACATCACGAATATCGACGAAGCCAGCGGTGGAGGCGGTGGAGGTGGAACGGTCATTAAGCTGTTCACCGCCGCGGATGTTGGCGCGTCGAAGCCTTACACGGTTGGACAGACGTCCGGGAACAATACCACGTGGAATACGAGCACGCTCGTTGCGAATAGTGGATCGAACGGCAGTGCGACGGGCAATACGTCCACGGTTGGCGTGCAAGCTGCGGGAGGCGCGGGTGGTGCTGCAAGCGGTGGAGATCTCAATATTCCGGGAGAACCCGGAGGACGTGGCATCGTCTACAGCACCACGCATGGATCCGGCGGCAAAGGTGGTTCGTCGGTGCTCGGCAACGGCGGAGCCGCCAACGGAAGCGACGCAGCCGGAAGCGCGGGCACCGCATATGGAGGCGGCGGAAGTGGCTGCCATACGTCCGCGGATGTGAACCGCACGGGCGGTGCTGGCGCGGCTGGCGTCATTTACGTCATTGAGTTTTTGGACTAATGCCCACATACGATCGGCTCTTGAAAGAAGACGGGGAGCTAATCCTCCAAGAAGACGGGTTTTCAGCCATCCTTCTTGCGGTGGCTTTGTATGTGCTTTTGAACAACTACATGTTCGTCCGCGTCGGAGACGGGATGAGCACGAGCGAAAAGATTCGGTAACGCGAGAGGAGATTGCCGTGGCGTCTTACGTCAAGTTCGAAGCGTTCGTCCAGCATCTGGCGAACAAGCAACATGATCTGTTCGGCACGACGGAGACAGTCAACGTCTATCTGTCCAACGCCACGCCGAACGTCGCGACCCATACCGTGAAGGCGGACATCGCAGAGATCTCCACCGGAAGCGGATACACTGGCCCACAGGACACACAGAACGATTCCACACGTTCTGGCGGGACGGTCACGATGACCGGCGTGTCGCTCCTCATTACGGCGTCTGGAGGATCGATTGGCCCGTTCCAATACGTGATCATGTACAACGATACACCAACGTCGCCTGACGCGGATCCGTTGATTGCGTATTGGAACTACGGATCGCCACTAACGTTGCTCGATGGCGAGAGCTTCGCGATCAAGTTCAACAACGCCGCGGTTGGCGTCGCGGGAACGATCTTCACACTGGCGTAAGGAAGGTGCGGCATGGATCTGAAGATGACGCGCGTGGAAGGTGATCCACGCGCACAGCGTAAGTTCGAGTGTTGTCGGCGCGAAGAGAACATGAAGATGCAGGACCCTGACATTATGCGCCCAGATCTTAAGCTCGAGATCTGCGCCGTGTGTGGGCGTCGGCATTTTGAACTCTCGGTGGATCCGGGAGTGATTGGCGTGAAGACGACATGAGTTTCCCGCAGTTACGCTCGAAGCTTCGCCCCGTTCCGTTGATAGCGGGAGCACCGGCTGCGGCTCAATACGAATTGAGTTGCGATCCGGGAAGCTATGTGATTTCGGGCGTCGCTGCAAACATTCTCGCGTCTCGCATTCTTACCGCGTTGGCAGGCACCTACAGCGTAACCGGCGTTGCGATGACGCCAAAGGTGACACGGTCGGTCAACGCGGTTGCAGGCACCTACGCGGTGACAGGTGCGTCGTTGACGAACCTTGTGAACCGGGTGTTGAATGCCGCACCGGGTTCTTATCTGGTGTCCGGGCATTCTGCCACGGTAGTCGCTAACCGTGTGATTAATGCGGCATCTGGTTCTTATCTGGTATCGGGCGCAGCCGCGACGCTGGCGCTCACCCGAATGATTCGTGCGAACGCGGGCACATACGCCGTAACGGGCGCAGTAGCGCAGCTTCTTCGAAACGCTGTGATTAACGTAGCACCGGGTTCTTACTCGGTGACTGGTTTTGCCGCGGTGCTCTCGAAGGCGATCTCGATGTCGCTGAACGCGGGTTCCTACGCTGTAACGGGCGCACCGCTAACCACGCTTTACAATCGAGTGTTCACGGCGTCTCCGGGCTCTTACAACGTGACGGGCGCAGCCGCTACGCTGGCGCTCACGCGCGTGCTACGCGCGAACGCTGGCACCTATTCCGTCACCGGATTTGCGACATCCTTCGCATTGACGCGTGCAGTGATCGCATCGCCGGGCACGTATTCTGTTGCTGGCTTCGCGCTGACGCCACTCGCGAACCACGTGTTGCGTGCAAATTCTGGCTCCTACCTGATCTCTGGAGTCGCGGCCACGTTGCTGCACAATGCAATCGTGAATGCGGCTCCGGGCTCCTACTTGGTGTCTGGCGCAGCCGCAATGCTGTCACTCACTCGAATGATCCGCGCGAACGCGGGCGCTTACCTCGTGTCTGGCGCGGCGGCTGGTCTTCTCTCGAATCGTGCGCTGGTGCTGGCTCCGGGCTCCTACGCCATTACGGGCGCAGACGCGGAACTTGTCTTCAGTGGGAACGCGGTCGTTTACTTGCTGAACGCGGAAGCGGGTTCCTACTTGATTACGGGCGCGAACGCATCGTTCCTTGCCACGCGTATGATGACGGCGTCACCCGGCTCTTACAACGTGTCTGGCGCAGCAGCTCGCATCCTTGCGCAGCGAAGCCTTCGAGTGGATCCGGGCTCTTATGCCGTGTCTGGTGTTGCTGCCACGATCTCCGCCGCTCGGCTCCTGCACGCGCTTGCAGGTTCCTACGTGATCACGGGAAGCCCGATGACGCTGAACGCGTCGAGGCGGTTGATTGCGAACTCTGGCGTCTATACCGTGACCGGCATTCCTGTCACGTTCCAGACGACGCGCGTGTTGCAGGCTGGAGTCGGCGCTTACATCATTATCGGCGAGTCGGTTCAATTCCAAGCGTCCCGTTTGATTCGAGCGAACGCTGGTGCTTATGTGCTCACGGGCGCAGACGCCACGGTCGCTCCGCAAGGGCTGATCCCACGGCGCACGCGTCTTGTGAATGGTCGGTTGACGACCGCGGGCGTAGGAAGTGTGCGGCTCACGAACGCGGGAACGGGAACGGTTCGTCTGACCAAGGGCGTGATTACCGGGACGGAGTTTGAATAATGTCGCATGAAGTGACAGACGTCCATCCAAGCCTGACACCGTTCAATACCCCACGGATGGAGCAGACGACACCACTACTTGAATTCCAGATCTTGGATGAAGCGGATCCTCCCGTGGGATTCCAGCCGGACGCGATCTATCTCACGTTGTACAGCGTGCGAACCGGAGATATCATCAACGGTCGGGATGCCGTGGACATCATCTCTTCGTGTGACGCATCGGGCAATGTGTCCTTCAGGTTTACGTCAGCCGACTTGGCGGTCATCGAAGGACAGACCATGCCGGGCACGAACATCCAACTTCGACGCGCGTTGATTCGGTGGACGTGGGGACCTGCATTCCAGCAGACGCACGAGTTTGAATTCGCGGTCATCGACCATACTAAACTTTGAGGAGCAATGGATAACATATTTTCAACTGGGATCACGGCGGTTCTGACCAGCACGTTTCTTCAGATGGCAAAGAACAATCCGAATTTCGACTTCATTAGCCGAGATACGGGGAGGTTAAACGCCATTATCGGAGTCATCGTGGCTGGTATTGGCGCTCTTGGTGTGTCGTATTCCTACGGATACGATGACACGACCGGCGTCTTTACGCTTGGATTTCAGGGCACGCTGACCGGCGTCTTTAGTGGACTGTGGATCTGGATGAAGCAGTGGGGCGTTCAGCAAGCCTTTTACAAGGGCGTGGTCGTTCCGGCCGAAGCACAGGGGGAGACGCGCGCGATCCTGAAGAAAATGATGGGTGAAAGACCGCAGATCAAGAGTGAAGTGCCACCGACGGAGTAAGGAGCCATGGAAGTGAAGGATTTTGGCGCATTGCGTTTCATGTCGGCGCTGGTTGAGCGTGCGCGGTTTGCTGCACGGGCAGGCATCACGTTCGGCGGGAAGCGCGATGTGTACGAAGTGCTTGGCTACGAGCGTGTGCTGACTCCAGCGCTTTACCGTGATCGATACGAGCGAGACGGTATGGCTGCCACCGTTGTGGAAGCCATGCCGAAGGCCACGTGGCGCGGTGGTGGGGAAGTCATTGAAGATGAGAATCCAGACCGGCTGACAGAGTTTGAACGTATCTGGAATGAAATGCAGACGCGGTTACGCGCGTGGTCAAAGTTCCAGCGTGCGGACATCCTTTCTGGGCTTGGGGAATACGCCATCATTGTGATTGGTGCTCCTGGCCGGTTTGAGGAGCCACTTCAATCGGCGACGGCCGAACAGATTGCGTATCTGCGCCCATATGGGCAGGACGTAACCACGATTGAGCAAACGGATCTCGAGGCGAATGCGGAAAGCCCGCGGTGGGGATGGCCGAACTTTTACAGCGTGAAAGTGCAGGCAGCTACAAGCACAGCTTCAACGATGACGCGAAAGGTGCACTATACGCGCGTTGTGCACGTTGCAGATGGCTTGCTTGATTCGGAAATTTATTCCGAACCGAAGCTTCGTCGGATTTGGAATCGCCTCGATGATCTAGAGAAGGTGGTTGGTGGTGGAGCCGAGGCGCATTGGATTCGCGCGAATCAAGGTTTGCAACTTGACATCGACAAAGATGTGACTGTAAGCCCAGAGGAGATTGCCAAGCTTCGCGAGCAGGCAGACGAATACCAGCACGGTATACGCCGCATGTTGCGCACGCGCGGGACCAAGGTGACGACGCTTGGATCGGACGTGGCGAACTTCGACAAGAACGCAGATGCGATCATCAAACAAATTTCCGCGGCGACCGGCATTCCGCAACGCATCTTGACGGGTAGTGAACGCGGGGAACTGGCGTCGTCTCAAGACGCCGATAATTGGAATACACGCGTGCAGGATCGCCGGGAAGACTTCGCGGAAGCGGGTGTCATCCGCCCGTTGATCGATCGGTTGGTTCAGCTTGGCGCACTTCCGGCACCAAAGGAATACGAAGTGCGCTGGCCGGAAATCGACGATCTTACCGACGCGGAGAAGGCGGAACTTTCGGAAAAGATGGCCGGGACGAATCAGAAAATGGGAGAGACGGTGTTTCTTCCCAATGAGATTCGTGACCGTGTGTGGGGATGGGACCCGTTGGATCCGGACGTGCTGGCGGAACGTGCAGAAGACGTGGAAGTTGAGGAAGACCCAGAAGCGGACCCGGAAGATCCGGAAGCGGACCCGCGGGCAGCCGTAAGCAAACGAGAACAGAAGTGGCTGAAGAAAAAGCAACTAACGCTCTCAATCGCACAGCGGACCGCTTCACAAAAGCGTTCGCAAAGATGATGAACACCGCGTTCAAAGCGGCTGTGCAGAGCATGCCGATGGGTGTGACTTCGGTTGCTGCGAAGAAGGTGGATCGTGGCGCGATTGATCAGAACGTAATGCGGGCTATTCGTTCGCAGGAGGAGATTCTTCGCCTCCGCCTTCCCGATGCTCTTTTGAAGGTTGTCGTCGCGGGAGCACGGACGGAAGCTCGTGGTTTGAAAGAACCGGGCATATCGTTTGATACAACGAATTCCGCGGCGCAACTGTGGGCGTCCCAGCATGCCGGAGAGATGATCGTTGGTGCGTCGGCGGAAATGAAAGCGGCAGTTCGAGACGCAATGACCGCAGCATTTGCGGACCAAGGACTTCCACCTGCACAGTCTGCGCGGTTGATTCGTGAAAGCGTTGGGCTTACAAAAGGGCAAACCAACGCCTTGAACAATCTCCGAACCAAGTTGATTGAGAATCCTGGTAAGCGCGTCAAGGCGGGAAAGGTGCCAATTCGGGTGCCGAAGACCGGGATTACGGCGGATCGGTTGGATCGGGCACTGGAATCTTACTCGACAAGATTACGGAATGCACGCGCGTTAACCATTGCCCGCACGGAAACGATTGCGGCGGCAAATGAAGGACAACGGTTGCTGTGGGCGCAAGCAGTGGCAGACGGTCTTCTGTCGCCGGGTGTGCGGCGCGTCTGGATTGCAGCGAACAATCCGTGTCCTATTTGTCAGGGCTTGAACGGAACAACAGTTGGGCTTCAGGAGCCGTTTGCTCCGGGTCTCTATGGGCCACCCGCGCACCCGCGATGCCGGTGCAGTCAGGGTCTTGCGCCTTCAGCGCAGAGGAAGATCGCATGAAGAACGTTGCACGGTCTATTCGTATTCGCGGCGCGGCGGGCACAGTCCGAAATGAAGTGCTCAATTCACGGAACCATATGGTGGTTCCTGTGGTCGCGCTTATGGAAGGCGTGGTCTGGCCGTCGAACGCTCCGAGTCCGGAGTTCGTTCCAGCATCCACACTCGAAGCCGCACCGTCCTCATGGAACGGGCGCATCTGCGTGCCGAATCATCCAACGGGTGGGGATGGTGCAGACGCGGCGGGTAGTGCAAACACGCGACAGGTCATCGAGACACAGGCGTTCGGGACCGTACTCAACACGTTCTTTGACGACAAGAAGTTGAAGATGGAAGCATGGCTGGACGTCGAGAAAGCGAAGGCGCTTGGCGGTCTACCAGCGAACGTCATCGAGCGGCTCGAGAACGGCCAGCCGATCGAAGTGTCCGTCGGCGCATTCGTGCATCTTGAAGACAAGCCGGGAAGTGAGTGGAACGGAAAGAAATTCGAATCGCAGTGGTCTGTG